GAGTTCGCCCAAGAGCGATTCCATGTTGAGGATCGAGTCGTTTGCCAGTTCGTAGGACCAACGGACCCATTCGGTGTCAAACGCATAAGCGCCCAAGGTCTTCTGACCAAAGGTCACGTCCTTGCCGCCGTCGTCGGTCGGCTGGGTGCCTTCCGTGTGGGCTTCAGCAGCGACAGAGGTATCGTCAACGGTCGGGATGTTGAACGTGTTGCCGCCCGTGGTGTTGATCACGGTGAACAGGTTCGAGTCGTACATTGGACCCGTTGCGATCATGGCCTTCTCAATGAAGGTCGCCAGTTCGGTCGGAACGGTGAAGCCACCAGCGGTCGTGGTGCCAGCGGTCTGGGTGCGGAGTTCAGCAGAGCGCAGAACCTGACGCACTTCAGCATCCAAGCCATCAACGCCGCCGTTGGCGATCATCGAATAGAAAGCCGAGCGGTAGTCCATAGCTGCGCCAGCATCAACGGCGGGAGCCGAGGTGCGTTCAGCAACCGGGCGCTTCGACAGGTCAACCGAGTGAGCGGCACGGATGGCAGCGTCAGCTTTTTCCATGCGCTGGGCAACGCCAGACAGACGGTCATGCTCAGCCATCATGGCGTCGAATTCGCGCTCGATTTCGGCAGCACGGGCTTCTTCGGTCTTGTCCGAAACTTCGGCAAGTTTGGAGCGGGCTTCCGTGGCGATACGCGCCATCTTCTCCCGCAGGTCTTTCACGTCAGCCATGATGGCCTCCTACTTTGTGCCTTGCCCAAGGGCTGGGGGAAGGGCCAACAGCGGGAGACCGCCGTTATTCCTCTGCCTCAAAATGCTTGCGCTCCCATGCCTGACAGGCGCGCAAATTGTGGCAAACAAACTCAAGTTTCTCACACCAGCCGCGACCACCGCCATCCACATCTCGGATGTTCTGCGGGATGTCTTCCATCGCTTTCAGCATTTCGGGCGTGTTGTTGAAATAATGACAGTTGGCGCAAAGCTGGCGACGGGCTTCCGCCTCGTTGATGCTCCAAACATCAGCCATCTTTGCCCAGTATTCGGCGTTTGCACCCGGCTCTGCTGATGCCAGTTCAGGGCCAAAGTTCCAGTTTTGGATGGCGTTCTGCGTGTTGATCTCGTTGACAGACCCAGAGACGATCACAGGCTGCGGCTCAGGCGGCAACAGGTATTCGTTGCGTGCCTCAATGCCAGCGGCCTTTGCCTTCATCCGCATCCGGCGTGCTGCCTGCGATTTCAGCTTCTGCTCACGGTATTGCTGCAATGACCGCAAGCCGATCTCGGTGCCGTTATAAGCCGGTTTCGTCACGATGCTCACGTCAAAAAGCTGCGCCTCTTGGATCATGCGCTTCGGCATCTTGCCGCTGTCGTCCCACATTTGACGCAACGGGATGAACGCAAACGACATCTTGTCCAGATCACCGCGCTTCATCTTCGGCACGATGCTGCGAACATCCGGGTCGGATTGGTCAAGCATGGCTTCCATGTAGAGGCCATGATCATCCTCTGCCAGCGTCAGGGTGCCGGAACGGGTGCGCGCCAGCGGCAGGCCTTCGTGGTTGATCAAGAAAACGACATCATCGCGCCCGATGGCTTTCTTGAAAGCACCGCGCTCAATCACCTCGGTGAACATGCCGCCGATGTTTGTCTCTTCGCCAAAGACGGCGGCATAGCCTGCGACCTTGATTTCGCCAGCCTCACCCTCTCGGATTTCGACAGGAACGCCGCGACGGATTTCTTTTTCAGACATTGCAAGCCCCGCATGTTGGCCGGATTGTATCACAGCACGGCTGGCCTCGTCCATGTCCTCGTCTTCAAGGATGCGATTGGCCCAAGACTGTCCCGGATCGCCGCCCCAAAGCGCCCACGCGATGCGGCCATTGGAAGGATAACCATCTTCTCCGGGCCGGAAACCTTCAGCTTCTTTGTCCACCTCATGGCGCGCAAAATAGCTGGCCATGCGCTGGACAGTGTCCATCGACAGGTCAACCTTGTTTGAGATGTCACGCGCACGGGCAATGCCCACCTCGGTGCCGCCGCGACCGAATTCACGCCGCCAATCAAGGCCACGCTGGGCCTCGTCTGCCATCGCGTCATTCGGCACTGGCATCAGGCGCTCCAAGATTAGGCTGGCTTCCCAGCGGCACTGTCGCGCCTTGGATCATCAAGTTATCGCCATTCGGCATCGCTTCCATGTTCTCAATGGCGCGAACCTCGTTTGGCGTGCGGATGCCGTTCTGGATCGACGTGGCATAAGCCTCCATCCGCGACTTCAGGTCACCGCGCAGCAGGCCATCGACGTTGAATTCGACATAGAATTCAGAACCGCGACCAAAGAACTTCAGGTTCATCTCTTGCTCGAACTGCTCAACCCACCGCTTCACGGTGTGCTTCACAAAGTGCAAGTCCTGCTGTTCCGTGTTCGAGAACGTGCCGTGCGTCAGGTCTTGCAGGAAGACAGGCGGCAGCGAGTAAATGCGGGCGATCTGTTCGATGCTGAACCGCTGCAACTCCAGAAGCTGCATCTGCTCAGGGTTAAAACCAATAGTTTTCAACTCATGGCCAAGCGGCAGCGCCATGATCGGACGGCCTTCTTTTGCCAGCTTCAAGGTCGTTGCCGCGACATCCTCAGACGCACGGTTGGCCGATGCGCCCGAACCAAACGGACCTTGCAGCACGGCGGGAGGGATGCCGCCGGATTGGAAAGCCTTTGAGCCATAGCGGCTGGCTGCGATGGCCATGCCGATGGCGTCTTTGTTCTGCGAGATCGGCCCGCGTGCGTCGGTCATATTCGGCTTGAGCATAAAAGGCATGTCGAGAATTTCGCTCGACTCATAGACCCGCGCATTCACCCGGTAAATCTTGCGGCCATCAAGAAGCCGCTCCACGCGCACCTTGGTCGGATCAAGCGGGTACAGGTTGACGATCTGACCGAGACCGTTGCGTTCAATGTAAGTGACCGCACGCCCGCCCGTCAGAACCTGCTCAAACAAATATTTTCGCCATTCGAATGACGACATGTCCTCGTTGATCACGTCGTGAAGGATCAACGATAGTTCGCTTTCGACCTTCGACCGACCGCCGTCTTCGTCCTTGCGGTAAACGTGCAGCGGCAGGCCTGCGATGGTGCCAGCGATGAAGTTGACCGCAGCCCAGACAGCAGGCACGCCCAGCGCCGTGTCCACGTTTACTGTGACGCCAGAGGATGCGTAGAGATCGCCCCAGCCCATGATCTGCAAGAAATCATTGGCAGATACAGGTGCGGTTGGGTTTTCGAGGTTGCGTTTTTCCGCCCTGCGGAAGCGATCAAACAGTGCCATCAGACCCGATCCATGAAAGCGGTTCTGCGAAACATATCACGCTAGGCGCTTAGTGTAAACGCTGGGTCATCCCACGGCGAAGATTGCAAGCCGCCAGCATCGTGCGACTCGATACCCAATGCCATCGCAAGCGCCACCAAGCCGTCGATCCGGCCAGATGATTTTGCCTTGGTCAGCTTTCGGTCGCCCGCTGGGCTGCGTTCAGCAACCGCATTGGCGGCGCACATGTTCATCACCGGGTTGGCACCGTGCCTGATCTTCCTCTCAGCCACCAGCCGTTCCAGCTTATCCACCGCAGGGGCCATGTCCTTAAAGCCCTGACCAAACGGCTGCATGGGCAAGCTGGCCCCGATGGTGTCGAGTTCGCGCGTGAAGTCATTGATGCGCCAGCGGTCATACGCCAGAAGCTGCAAGTCGTATTGGTCAGCAGCCTCGGCCACAGCCTGCGCCACGACAGCCGGGATGATCACCGGGCCGTCAATCAGCGTGATAAAGCCCTGCTCCGCCCAGATGTCATAAGGCACCTTGTCCTCTTTCGCCCGCTCACGGATGCCCTGCGCTGGCATGAAGAACTGCGGCACAACGTGGTAGATGCCATCCTGCGGGAAAACCAACACAAAGGCCGTCAAGTCTCGGCTGGCAGACAGGTCAAGCCCAGCATAGCACAGCGCGCCCGTCTCAATCTCGGCCTCTCCCGCGTTGGCTTCCCATTCGCTGCGGTTCAAGAACGGGCTGGTGGCTTCGATGCGCTGG